CGGTTATGCGGTTGTGCCGGAAAGTGACCGTCGCCCCTCTGTTGTGCCTGTGGCGCAAGAGTTCGGCACGGTGAGTATCGACAACCTTTTCGATGGAGAATAAGCCGATGGCCGATCTAGCAACAAATATGAGCGCAGAATGGATCGCAAACGCGGTTCGCAAGAACCCCTGCATTCTTCTGGATTCAGGAAACATCCGGACATGTCCCGTTCGCCTGTCTTTCCCAAATGTCTTTACGCGCTCCAAACCGATCCCGCCCAACGTCGAAGGCAAGTACGGAGCCAACCTCGTGTTCCCCGTGCAAGCCGAACTGACTTTACTGAAGGCTGAGACAGCCAAGGTGACGTTGGACAAATGGTCGAGCGCTGGCACCAAGAGCGGACCCAAGCTCAAGTCCCCGTTTAAGGATCAGTCCGAAATGGCTGACCGCTACGAGGGCTACGGCGAAGAGGGTATGTTCCTGACCTGCGTGTCGGACAAGATCATCCAGGTCTTTGACGCACGGATGCAGCCCATAACCGACCCTGAGCGCGTCTACCCCGGCGTATGGGCGGTCGCGACTATCCGGGCGTTCACTTACGACAAGGGCGTCAACAAAGGTACGTCGTTCGGTCTTCAGGGCCTTATGATTATCGCCGATGACAAGCGCTTGGGTGGCGGCGGGGCTTCGCCTTCAGACTTCAAAGGCATTGACATTGATGCGTCAGTGTCAAGCGAAGGCATCTTCGGCAACGACGAAGATGACGCAGCGGCTAAACTGTTCGGTTAGCCTCAACTCGGGCGAGGGGCCTGCCCGCTCCTCGCTCCTTTTTATTGAGGAGAGACACATGACTGTGGACGAAACTCTGGCCGAGCGCGGTGCTCGCTACGGCGACTTCTCTGAGCACGCGAGTGTAGCACAGCGCCTTCAAGACGTTATGCGGGGGGCAGCTATCGGATGGTTCGGTTTAGCTCCGTTCCAAAAGCAAGCGCTCACTGTGATCGCTGACAAAATAGCACGGATTCTTACCGGAGATCCGGACTACGATGATAATTGGCACGATATTCAGGGGTACGCCAAGCTGGTTGAAGACCGGCTACCTAGAGGTAAGTCCGATGGTTAAGCGCCAAGACAACGGAGCAGTTATCCTTTGCGATATCTGCGGCATCGAAGCTCCACCGGCCAAGGAGATCTTGGCGGCGCACGGGCTGATACGTCTCGGCTGGTACTGCTCTGGCGGAAGACATCGGTGCCCGCAGTGCGAGCACCCTGAGGATAAGCACTATGGTTGACGCATCCTTCGACTTTGAAACCCGGTCGGAGTGCGACCTGAAGAAAGCGGGGTTACACCGCTACTTCGAGCACCCGACGACTGCGGTGGTTTGCATGGCGTACCGCATCGGCGACGACGCGGTTAAAACGTGGGCGCCAGGACAGGACTGGCCGCTCGATCTCATGCGCCACATCGACAACGGCGGAACCATTATTGCGCACAACAATGCGTTCGATAGGGCCGCGTGGACCAAGACCTTCAAGCATCCTATCTCTTTGCAGCAATCCGACTGCACGATGGCACGCGGCGCCGCGATGGCGCTCCCCCAATCGCTCGATCAGTTAGGCTTGGCGCTGAAGGCTCCTGTGGCCAAGGACCGCGCCGGTCGCGCTCTCATGCTCAAGATGTGCAAGCCGCGCGGCTACCTCGAAGATGGCACTGCCGTATGGCACGAGACACCCGCGCAGATCGAAGCGCTGACCGCGTACTGCGTGCAGGACGTCGAGACCGAGCGCGCGATCGACCGTATCGTCCCCAAGCTCTCGACCAAAGAGCGCGAAGTGTGGATGATGGACCAGAGGATCAACGAACGCGGCGTCTACGTAGACATACCTATGTGTCAGCTTGCGCTCGATGCCGTAACCGTGGCCAAGAACCGCGCCGACAAGAAAATGTCCGAACTGACGCAGGGCCACGTAGCCAAATGCACCGAAGTCGCCAAGCTCGTCGCGTGGTTGAACGCGCGAGGCGTCACTTGTGAATCGGTTGCCAAGGGCGATATCACCGAGATCATCCTTCGCGCCCAGTTGCTCGACGACCCCGAAGCCTCGCAAGCGATCCAGTTGCGCCGTGCTGCGGCCAAGTCGTCTACCGCCAAGTTCCAGTCAATCGTCAACAGTGTGTGCCGCGATGGCCGCGTGCGCGGCTCGCTGCGCTACCATGGCGCTTCGACCGGACGGTGGGCGGGCGCAGGAGTGCAGCCGCACAACTTCCCTCGCATCGACGACGGTGAGAACGTCACGGCGACTCTGAAGCTGTTGCGTAACACCAACACCGGGGCAGAGGCTTGCGACGCGATCGCGCTCTTCCTCGGCGAGCCGATGGCCCTCTTGTCCAAGTGCCTGCGCTCGATGATCGTAGCCAAGCCCGGACACAGATTGATAGGAGCCGATTATGCCAACATCGAAGGGCGAGTTAATGCGTGGCTTGCGGGGGAGGACTGGAAGACGGAAGCGTTCGATGCTTATGATCGTGGTGCCGGGACCGACCTCTATGTTCTGGCCTACGCCAAGGCGTTCGATATTCCCGTTAGTAGCGTCACGAAGCCGCAGCGTCAGATTGGCAAAGTCATGGAACTTTCTATGGGTTTCCAGGGTGGATGGCGAGCGTTTGAAAAGATGGGCGCTAATTATGGCATCAGCGTCGGCGAGGAAAGAGGCGAACAGCTTAAGAAAGCGTGGCGAGAAGCGCACCCTAAGATCACCGCTTCGTGGTGGGAGCTTCAGGATGCAGCGATCGAAGCGGTAACGCATCCGGGTCTTACGATCCGGTGCCTGTACAACCGCGTTGCCTATCGCGTTGCGCACGGCTTCCTGTGGTGTCTGTTGCCGTCAGGTCGGACGCTCGCTTACGCCGCGCCTCGCATTGTCTGGAGTGAGAAGACCGAAACCCTCAGCGCTCGCCCCGGTGTCGAGTTCGACGGCGTGAACAGCGTGACAAAGAAATGGGGCAAACACCGGCTCTACGGTGGCCTTCAGTGCGAGAACATCGTGCAGGCGGTCGCGCGTGACGTCCTAGTGGAAGGGATGCTGGCGCTCGAAGCGGCAGGCTACCCCTTGGTACTAACCATCCACGACGAGAACATATCCGAGATGCCGATAGCCATGGGCAGTCGTGAAGAGTTCGAACGTATCATGTCGGTCGTACCTGCGTGGGCCACGGGCCTTCCGGTAGCCGTCAAAGGTTGGGAAGGGCCTCGATATGACAAGTAGTTCAGTATTTACCCCGCGAGAGACCTCGCTGGTCGGTACGTTTCCGAGTGACGGGAGAGACGCGCTAATCGACGATCTCTATTTCGCCTACACAAAAGGCGAGGGCAAAGAGATCAAGACGTGGAAGAAACAACAGGCCTTGTCGTGGCCCTTCGCGTCGATCAACCGTAAGCTACAGCCGATGCGAAAGCGCATTGTCTTGGGTGAGAAGCGCAGAACCTACCGAATCGTCACCCTGTAATGGCTGCGCCTCGGGGGTCGGTCGCTCTCGCATTGGCTTGGGCTGCGCGCGGTCTGCGCGTTTTTCCCCTTGTCCCACGCACCAAGCGCCCGCGCGACAAACAATTCTATAACTCGGCATCCAGTGATCCCGAAGTGGTCAAGGCGCTGTTCGCTGACGGCAACTGGAACATTGGCGTCTCGACCTGCAACATGCTCGTTGTCGATGTGGACATGAAGAACGGCAAAAACGGGCTGAAGGCTTTCTTCGAACTGGATATGCCGCTCAACACTCTGGTGGTCGAGACCCCGACGGGAGGCTTCCACTATTATTATCGGTCCCCTAACGTCGCCAACACGGCGGGCAAACTCGGCGAAGGCATCGACACTCGCTCGCACCACGGCTACGTCATTGCTCCCGGCTCGATCATCCCTGAGGGCGCGTACACTCTCAGCAACGACGCGCCCTTGGCCCATGCTCCGCCGCACATCCTGGCGCTTCTCAGCGAGCCAAGAGAGAGGAAGCGCGAAGGCTTCACGGTCAGCGATGACGACGAGATCGCGCTGAAGGTATCGGAAGCGTATCTCCAGACGGCAGACGGCGCTGTGGAGGGGTCCAACGGAGACCAGCACACCTTCAACGTGGCGTGCAAGCTGCGCGACTTGGGCTGCGCAGAACTGACGGCCTACTGCCTGATGCTCGACCTGTGGAACGAAAGGTGTGACCCTCCTTGGTCCCCCGAAGAACTCGAAACCAAAGTCGCCAACGCCTACCTCTACGCTACGTCGTCGGCGGGCCACCTCCATCCGATTGCCCAGTTCTCCGGCGTCGATATCGAACCTCCCGAAGAGAAGGGGCGCAAATGGGTACGTCACGGCGCGGTGTGGGAGAAGGACAGCCAATGGCTTTTCTACCATATGCTTCCGGCTACCGGCGTGGCGATCCTCACCGGCCTGCCGGGCAGTGGTAAGACGTTCATGGCCACGCACATCGCCGAGAAGCTGGCGACGGGCGACCCATGGTTCGGAGAGAACCCCGACGAACGCGGCGGCACTGTAATTCTGGCCGCTGAAGGCCAAGGGAGCTTGGGCCCGCGCCTCTCGGTACTTGGAGAGGGTAAAGGCCGTCTGCCTATCTCGGGGACGCCTGTGGGGGCGCTGTCGGACAGAAGCGCGTGGGAGACGTTGCGCAGTGATCTCCACGCTGAGTGCGACCGGATGCTGAAGAGCTTTGACGTGCCGGTGGCCTTAGTCGTTCTCGACACGCTCTCAGCCTCGGGCCTCGTCGGCGACGAGAACAACAACAGCGAGTGCGCCAAGGCAATGAAGAAACTGGAGGAGCTGGCCCGCGAGTTCGACGTGCTCGTTATGGTCCTGCATCACCCTCCCAAGAACGGCGAAGGCGTGCGCGGCGGCTCGGCGCTCTTGGCCAGCGCAGACTATGTGTTGGAGATCGAGGTCGAGAAGGGCAAGAAAGTTCGCACGCTGTCGCTGACCAAGGCGCGCGATTCCGAAGCGCCGCGCAAGCTCGGCGGGTTCACCCTCGTGACCAAGGTCACAGGGCAGGACAGCCGCGACCGCAACATAACGACCTGCTACGTCGAGACGTCGCAGAGCAAAGCCTTCACTGGAGCGCAGCCCCCGAGGTGGGAGAACTTCATACAGGCAAAGGATTGGGCTCGGATAAACACGAGTACCCCGCTCAAAGATCCGGTGTCCGACGATGCAGTGTACCTGGCATTCAGAAGCAAGTACGAGAAGGAGGCTGGCGCTGCGACCAGCTTTGCCTACCGTGCCTGCCGCTCTTACGCGATCGACCAAGGTATGATAGAAATGATCGAAGACTTGGAGAACCCCGGTGGTGACTGCACCATAATGGACCTGAAGGTAGAGCTATGAGAGTGGCCGTGCTCTTCGAGTTCTCTGCCACGGTACGCGACGCTTTCCGGGCTAAGGGCCACGATGCTTGGTCCTGCGATCTTCTTCCCACCGAAGGCGACCCCGCATGGCACAGACAGCAAGATGCCCGCGAGTTGCTTTACGAGGAGTGGGATATGATTGTGGCGCACCCTCCTTGCACGGACTTGGCAGTGAGCGGAGCGCGGCACTTCGCGGCAAAACGGGCGGACGGACGTCAACTGGATGCGCTTCTTCTAGTGCAGCAAGTGTTGAGCGCCCCCTGCCCCCGTATAGCGCTTGAGAACCCGGTAAGCGTTATCAGTTCGCAAATTAGAAAACCGGATCAGATTATACAGCCGTGGCAGTTTGGGCATGGCGAGACAAAGGCTACATGCTTCTGGCTAAAGAACCTTCCCCCTCTTACGCCGACGACCATTGTTGACGGAAGGGAGGCTCGGGTCCACAGAATGTCTCCCGGCCCTAATCGGTGGAAAGAGCGCAGCCGCACTTTCAAAGGGATAGCAGAAGCCATGGCTGAACAATGGGGAGACCTTACGTGCTGATGCAGCCAGACATTGAAGGTATCAAGCTCATTCAGGGCTTCGAGCAATGCCGTCTCACCGCCTACATGCCCACAGCCAAGGACAAGCCGACGATCGGCTGGGGCTCCACTGGCCCCGATATTCACATTGGTCTTACGTGGACGCAGGCACAGTGCGATGCCCGCTTCGTGCAGGATCTCAATCGCTTTGCGGTGTCGGTCTCTCAACTGATAACGGGGCACCCTACGACTGAGAACCAGTTCGATGCGCTCGTCTCGCTGGCCTACAATATCGGAACGCACGCGCTTTCGATATCAACGCTTCTGCGCGATCACAACGCGGGCAACTACGTAGCAACGGCTGACCAGTTCCTTCTCTGGAACCACCAGGCCGGAATGATCCTTGCGGGACTGACACGGCGTCGTCAGGCCGAAAGGTCGCTCTATCTCAGGCGCTAAAGGACACTGCCATGCTTGTACTTGCTGTTATCGTACTCGTGATGCTCTGCATCGCCATCTTCGGCGTCCAACAGGTGCCTCAGTTCGCACCGTTCTCCGGGCTCATAATCCTCTTGCTCTGTGTGGTCGCGATTGCGTTCATCGCACAGCGCGCAGGCCTGCTTTAAGTCCTACTCTTTCGGTCGGCTTTAACGAGATCGAGTAGTTCTCCGAGACGATCGTTGGTCTGCTTGCGCAGGCCAGCGGCGTCGATCCGAACCGAAGCAGTGAACATCGACGAGGTTATGGCCTGCTTGGCTGAGAGGATGCGCGCGAAGTGCTTGTGGTCGGGGTCGAGTTCGATATCCATAACCGCCTTGGCGTAACTGAACGACGCGGTCAGAAGCTCCTCGAACTCTTTGGGTTTGTCTAAAAGACCAAACGCTTCGCGAAACCCATCTTCTGAATCCCCGGAAGCTGATCCTTCAGACGGCCCCCGATATCCGGACGCCAGAAAGGACTGTTCGGAACCTCCAAAGTCTTCAGTATCCGATAGGCTTTCGCCCTCGCCGTCCTCACCGTCTCCCCCAATCCAGAGGCTACCAACACGTAGTCCCCCGCTGTTACCAGGCAGGGGAGGTCTACCACGGAGCCCTCCTTGTTGTGCGGCGCTGTTCCCTGCATTAGTTCGCACGGGTGTAGACATTGTTTCATCCACGGTTTGACGTTGTACACGGGTATCCCGGTGACGGACTTACGAGTAAATAAGCTGAAAGGAAAGTCGGGGATCGCCATGACGACGCCGACCGCTACTTGGTTCTCGGTGAAAGGTTGTGCGTCGGTGCCGTCAGCCAGGTCCATTAACCACTGCGCCACGTCGCCTTCGATAAGCGCCATCTGGATATTGAACGTGGGCCAGCCGGGCCGCATCGTGAACTCGAGCGGCCACGGAACGCCCTTGTCGTCGATGATGCAGTTCACATCGACGTAGCCCACGTAGTCGATACGGTGAAGCTCTTTGATGAGAGGACGCAGCACCATCTCGGCCAGCTTGGACTGGCGCACCACTTGGATGACGGTGCCCATCTCTCCGGTAGCGGGGCCGGTGTCCCCCGCCATCAGCTTTTTGAACTCCCAGTTCTCGTGCCAGCCTCGGTTAAACCCGTGCGGGCCGAACCAGCCTCCGACCGCCATCTCGGTCCCCTTGACGCACTCCTGAAGGATGAACGATCCCTTGTGGCGCTTCTGTTCCTTCCACCTCTGGAGCATGAACACCATGTCGGCAGGAGACTTGGAGACGTAGGTCAGGCTCTTGTCGGGCTCGTCGCCACACGGCTTCGAGACGAAGGCGCGGCCTTCCTTCTTCACGTAGTTGATCGCGTCGTCGTACTTGGTGAACTCTTTGTGCTGCGCTATCTGGAGCCCACACTTCTTCATCATCGCCTGTCCCGCGTTGCGGTCAAGCTCCCACGCCGACGCTTCAACGGACGCGCCGATGATGCGCACACCGCGCTCACGCCACGCATCAAGCTCCCTCAGGTACTTGGTGTTGTCGGCCATGAACACGACGTCGGCCCAGCGCATCCAGTCCTGCCACACTTCGACGAACTCGGACGGCTTGTTTAAACAGCCTCGCCCAATATCCTTGGTACGCTCGACTCGGCGAATGAACCACTTGACGGTGTGGCCTTGCGCCTGCGCCCTGAGAGCGAAGTCGAGCATGAAGCCGCCCTGATCTATGAGGAGGATCTTCATGCTAGCTGCACGTGGATGTGCCCTGCGGTCGCACGACGCGAGGGACTGTTGTACTCGTCATATACTTTAGCTTTGATGCCCGCGTCGGAGAGGCGACGACGTAAGTCGGCTGCGGCTTTGGTCGAGCTTCCCTTGACCGAGAAGTCGATCGCTTTTCCCTGGCCATGGACGTCGCCTGCCGGGTGATAGCTATCGTTCTCTGACGTTATGCGATTGAAGCCGGGGATACTGGAGAGCATGTCCAAGATCGGCTTCATCTCGGGGCGCAGTGCGCCCGCGTTGCTTGCGCCGGGTTTGACGCGCGGGCCAGCGTTGCTCTTTGGGGGCTGCTGGTCCCAAGAAAAACCCTTGGAAGGCGCAGGTGCCGCGTCAGGCTGGTCCCAAGAAAACCCCTTTGCGGCAGGGGTATCTGGCGCCCGGCGCGCAGCGTCCTTCTTCTCGTGGCCCTCTTTGGTTTTCCACGCACGATCGTTGCGTGCCTTCTCGTCGCGAGCGTTGCCCTCGGGGTCCGAAACAAAACGAGGAGACGCGCGAAAGCCCATCATGCGAGCCGTAGGGCTTATCTTGGAGCCCTTCACGCCGTTGTCCGCGAAGTTAGAAACCGAGTACGGCTCGGCGCGCTTGGCGGCGTACCCGCCAACCTGCCCCGCTTGGGTCAAAGGGTCTGCATTCGGATTGCGGATAGGATCTTTGCGCCAATCTAAGTTGTTTACCAGTTCGTAGATCGCGTTGGGAAGCGTGTTGATGCCTCCCTCCAGTTCGGCGATAGGGCCCCCGCCCATGATAGTCTGCAACTCATCCTTGAAGTTGCTGGGGATCGCGAGCCTTTCCGGCACGGTGCTCTTGCCTGAAGCCTGCGTGCCGCCTGTGCGGGGGGCCACGTAGTCCATGCCGGTTGGTTTTTCGCCCGTCATCATGTACGTGGACACGCCGCTAATCATCGCCATCGTGGCGGGGAGCGCGATCGAGTACGCGGTCTTGCCGGTGATACCTTCACCTTTAAGAAGACCGCGCGCGCTCTCCGGTAGCTCAGTAATTCCGCCGCCCAGTTCCCTAGCCGTGCCTATCTTCCAAGAGGGTGAAAGATAAATAAGCTCGGACATTTGCTGCGCAGTCTTGCTCCAGAACATATTATCTTTGAGCATTTCGCCGAAGCGGTTGTCCATGCTGTCCAGTGCGCGACGGGACTCAGCTTCTAGGGCCGCGTCGGTAGCCTTGGGGAAACGGTTTATGAAGTCTTCCATGCGCGCGGCAAACGCGCCTCGCTTGACCGCTGGGATGTACGACTCGAACAGCGGCGCGGCCAACGACTGCACGGTGTTGCCGACGAGATCGAGCACGCCCTTGGCGTTCTCCCCTAGCGATCCTTGGTACGTTTTGGCGAAGGCGCTTTGAAGGTCAGCTTTGAAGGTGCCGCGCTTAAACGAGTTGAAGAACGAACTCGAAGCTCTGGTGCCGTACACCTTGTCCATGCCAATCTTGCCGCCAGCGCGGGCGAACATTTGGTTCACCTTGGATTCTACGCCGGTTGCAACGGCGACGCGGCTGTCACCTACCATTTGTTTGGCCATCTTGGTTCCGCGAAGCGCCGACATGACGGGTGCAGCGGGAGCTTTGATAAGCGCCGACGCCGCCTTCAGCGGGTTGCCTCTAGACAGGCTTTGTATCGAGCGCGCTACGTCTGACGCGATCGACTCGACCGCAATCGTCATGGCGTGGAACCCGCTGAGGCCAAGGTTGGCCTGCTTGAGCGCGTTGCTGGTGGCGCGCGCCCCTCTGAACACGGCGCTATTATCGAGGCCGGTAGATACGTAGCGGTTGTAGATCAACGCTGCGCCCTTGGGAGCGTAGAAGGTGCGCTCAGGCATGACGCCCGTTATCGCCCCGTCATTGTTCTTCATC